TAGATTTGGGCAATATGGCGTTAACTTAGTCAAGTCTAAGCAAATGATTCGATTGGGCAAATTAAGGCTGTTACACGGACATGAGTTTGGCATGAGTGTATTTAGTCCAGTAAACGCTGCGAGGGGATTGTACACACGCGCAAAGGCATCATCTGCAATTGGACACCATCACGTTACATCAGAGCATTCAGAGAAAGACCTGGATGGCGAAGTGGTTACAACATGGTCGATTGGCTGTTTATGTGGCTTACAACCTGATTATCTTCCTTTTAACCGGTGGAATCATGGCTTTGGATTTGCAGTAATTGATGACAATGGAGGTTATGAATTCAGGAACTTGCGAATAATAGATGGCAAAGTGAGGTAATTTGCTTAACTTTAATAGTCTGATTCGTGTTTTTCTTCGCATCGCCATCTCTTTTTAGGGGTGGCTTTGTTTTTTTTCACATTTTTTTCTCAATGTTTTCGCGGGTTTCAGCGATTTATCAAAAAATAATTCACATTTATTGTTGGTTATATCGAATTGTTATATATATTTGTAAGGTCAATAAGGCACAAACGAAAAACATAAATTATGAAAACAGCACAAATTTTTAAAGCAGCAGGATTCACTACTAAAAGAATCGAATCAAACACTTTTAAAGGTGTATTCGGTGGATCATGTAATCATGTTGTTGCACTTGTTAATTCAAAAGGTGAAATTTTACACCTTGATGGAAATCCTTATTTTCCAGCTGGAAGAAAAGATGCTTTTGCTTCTTTGATTATTTCAGGGGATATTAAATCTTCAGCATTTACTTGGAAATAAATAAAAAATGGAGGGGTGCGGCTCGGTTAACGCACAATCAAAAACATAAACTATGAACACATTTGGATTTTTAATCACATCACTGATCTTCTTTATCGCAAAGCCGATGAATTGTTACAGCTACATTGCTAACTATATAGTTGCTTATAGCTTTATGATAATGGCAGTGTTATCATTCTTGAATTACGTTGAATCTAAAATGAACGAAAGATGAATATTTACGACATCGAATTACGTCCTTGTGGGCATGGAGTTTACCGGGTTAAGGTAACAATGGAAAACGGTTACAAGGTTACGCTTATAGTTACCGATATGACATTAATTGACGAGTATAAAGATGGCAACAAAGAGCCTTTAATTAACCACATAAATAACAAGTTATGAAGCTAACTAACAAAACGTACAGGATCGTTTACTTAGACAACGAAAGAAAACTATTTACCGTGCGCAATAAGAACAAGGGTAACGAATTCGACATTTACTTTTCATCATTGGAATTTGACGCATGGCTTGAAACAGAGGGTTACGAAGAAGATGAAAGCGAACAAGGCTATATTCAAATCACCAAGTTAGGAATGTATCGATTGGTCGAAAACAAAGAAACGTACGTGGAAAAACCGTACAAAGTAAGCGCGGACAATGATTTCGTTTTGAAGTTATCGCGATACATTGCCGAAAGTTACAATTGGAATCAACACGCACAGGCTGAACATGACTATTTAATTAACCTACAAAAAAACGAAGCATAATGGAAAATCAAGAATTTATTAAAGATCTTTTATACATGACACCTGACGAAACCGTTAGAGGCGTTTTAAAGCGATTTAACGCACGTTCTTTGGCTGGGATAGAGAAATACTCCACCACATTGGATAGAAACGATCTAACACGCTTAGAATGGCTTCAGCATTTACAGGATGAATTAATGGATGCGGTACTTTATATTGAAAAACTAAAACGAATAGGATTATGATTGAGGATTTAACAAGAAAACATAAACACGTTACATTACCAATTACTAAGGTCATGGAATGGTGGCGAAAAGGGCATACGTCAGAGGGTGCAAAGGGTGGATCATTTAATCTTGATCTTTATTTAAATTATTGTGTAGCGCGTGAAAATTATGAAAATAGGAAAAAAGTACAATAGACCAAAGCTAATGGACAGCAACGTCAGAAAAGTAAGGAATGCAGTACGTGTAATCGAAATGTACGGGTTAGCCGGTAAAAGTAGAGTTAGAATAACTGTATATCGCCGTTTCTACATGATGGCTAAACTTCGGCAAATAGGATGCACATTTGAAATGATCGGCGAACTATTCAATAAAGATCATTCAGCGGTTGTATATGCGGTTAAAAACCACGATTACTTTGTTAAGGTGAACGACTTGCCTTACAAGTTAGCGGTTGAGCCAGTAAAGACTACGTTTAAGATCATAAATCAAGAGGTACAGTTGAATATATACAGCGATGTGTTAAGTTGCTTAGACTTCAACGATTTGCTTTTGATCAAAGAAAAAATACATAACGGGATGTACAATTAAATTTGTATATTTGTAAACGGTTCGGCTTCACATTATAGAACCTAAAGATGTTATTGAACCTCTTAATGAATTTGGACGTGAAGCCCCAAAGGATTTAAGGGGTTTTTTTATTTAAAAAATTTAATGTTATGATTTACAAATTTGACAATGCGCATTCAGAATTAGAGGTTGAACTAAGCAAGGCAGAAGATGACGATTGTTTTGATACAGTTATGTTTTCGGTAAAATACAAGGATGAGTTATTTTGGAAAACTTCATCTTTGAAAAAAGAGGACATTTACCATTTAATTGGAGCATTGCATTTACTACATAAGCAAATGAATTAATAATAGGTAAAATGAGAAAAGCATTTAATTTTTACCGCAGTTATTATGATGTTGCCATATTGCTTCCTGAATTGGAACGCGCCGAGTTTTTAATGTGCATATGCCATGCTCAATTTACTGGTGAATTAATAGAGCCAAAACTACCTATTGCAAAACTCGCCTACATTGGTCAATTACATTCAATTAAAAAGCAATTGGAAGGTTATAACTATGGTTTAAAAACACCAAAGAAAACTGAACCCTTAAAGGAACCCTTAGAGGGTGCCTATGAGAGTCCCTTAAAGGAACCCTTACCACAAGAGCAAGTACAAGTACAAGAGAAAGAGAAAGAAGAATATAATATAGATAGCCGCAAAAAAGATTTTGCTGCATTACTTCAACCTTACATTGAGACGTATGGTCGTGAAATGTTGAACGAATTTTATTTCTACTGGACTGAACCTAACCAACGTAAAACCAAAATGAAATACGAAATGGAAAAGACTTGGTCAATTGAACGAAGACTAAACACATGGTCAAAACAAAGTGTTAAATTCGGAACGGCAGTCAGCAAAGCGGAGAAACCTAAATTTGATCCTTATGGATAATGGATACGAAATAACCAAAGCAAGTGATGTAATTACAAAACTATCTCACTACCGAAACAACTACCATGAAAAAGGAATGTACTTGGGATGGGATAAGTTACACGATCATTATTCGATGCAATTAGGCAATGTTACCGATTGGACTGGTTACCCTATGAGCGGTAAAACTCAAGTTCTAATGGAGTTACTAATGAACACTTCAATGTGGTATGGATGGAGGCATTTGGTTTACTTTCCGGATGTAGGTAGTAATGTTGAAATTATTGCTGACCTTATCCATAAAAAAACGGGCAAGAGTTTTAATCCATCTGTAAGCAATGCGATAAGTGACGATGATATTCGCAAAGAGGTCGATTGGATTACACACCATTTTTTGGTTCTTACACGCAAAGATGTAAAAGCAAAAATGACACCAATGGAGTTTTGGGATATGGCAGTTAGGATCAAAAACACGGAAGGATTACACACGGCATCAATTGACAGTTGGAAGGATCTTAGCCATCCATACGATAAATTTGGAGGTTATGCGCAATATCTTGAATTCGTTTTACCTTACAGAAACCAAATCGCTGAGGATAATGATTTACATTTGCACACGATCATTCACCCGAAGCTAACGGAAAAGGAAAACGGCAAACGTAAGCCTCCGGTTCCATATGATTTAAAAGGAGGCTCTGAATGGTTTAATAGTGGCAAGTGCATGATTACGGTACACCGTGAGGATTTGGATAGCGGTATTGCAGAAATTTACTTTAACAAGATTAAACCAAGAGCCATTGGTAAGATCGGTAAGATTGATTTACGCTTTGATGTAAACCGATTTCGTTACTTTGACATCGAGGTTGAGGATACAATGTTTTTACAGAACCATCACAAGATATTTGCAACACCAAAAAATGCGAAAAAGAATGTTGAAAAAATGGTTTACTTTAACGAACCACAAACAACTCTAAACCACATAGTAAAAGATTGCCCATTTTAAAAACAAGAATTATGACACCAAAAGAAAAAGCAGAAGCAATAGTAAAAAAGTATAGAAATCCATTTAACAGAGATGGATGTATACCGCCAACCGAATATTTATTTTTAAACATGGCAAAACAGTGCGCTTTAATTGCAGTTGATGAGATACTTGACACAGGCGCATTAGGTAATTTATTAGAAGAATACTATTTGAAAGTTAAAAACGAAATACAAGAGTTATGATTGAAGAATTAGAACACTTACTCGCGCAGACATCAACAAGCGCAATTATTGGAAGCCTTAAACACGAATTAGATAGGCTAAAATCAGTTGATGAAGAAAAAGCAAAGCCATTTATTGAAGGCTCATCTAAACACTTGGAAAGCATGAAGCACGTATTATTACATCTGATGATATGCGAAAAGGAAATACGCAACCTTATAAGCCAAAACTACAACCTACACAAAAGCGTTTTGGAGTTAACAAATGAGTTAACAAAGGTTAAGACTGAAAATGCTCACTTAATGCAAGGATTATGAAAAAGTACAAAGTATTAAACCTATACGCTTGTCTTGGCGGTAACCGTTATAAGTGGGATGAAGTAGCAAAAGATGCTAATATTGATTTAGAAGTAACGGCAGTTGAATTGGATGAGGAAGCGGCGCGTTTATATCAAGAACGTTTTCCTAATGACATTGTGATTGTCGCAGATGCTCACCAATATTTGCTTGATCATTACAAAGAATTTGATTTTATTTGGAGCAGTCCTCCATGCCCTACACATTCTAGGGCCAGATATTGGAATAGCTCTAATT